AGAAACAAAATTAAAGCAAAAGGGAATTACCCACGAACTTAAAGAAGAAGTTAAGGTTGAAATAAAAAAGACAACCAAAAAGAAACCAATTGAAAAACCAAAGGTGGAAGAAATCTTATTTGACCCAAGACAACAAATAAAATATAAAAGAAAATAAAATGGAACAAGTATTAAAGGATGAAATAACAAGGTTACTCAATTTAAAGATGACAATCCCAAGTGATGTGCAAAGCATGACAACAATTATTAGAAATAATATAGATGATACATTTACCTGTTGTTCCAATTGTGTGGCTCAAATCAAGTTCGCTCAACGAAGATTAAAAGAATTTTATAATTCACAAGTCCAACAAGAAGAACAAATAAATATTTATGTTCAACCCCAAGTTAAAAAGGGTTGCTCAAGTTGTAAAAAGAAGAAATAACGAATTAGTAAAAAATTTATTATGAAAAGAAAATTATGTTTATTAATCAAAACTTTAACATTTGGTAAAGTTTGTTTTGGTTGGTGTGATAAAAAAAAATAAATATTTTTTGTAAAAAGAAGAAATAATGGGACGAAAAGGAATGACATATAAAACAAACTTCGCAAAACAAAAACTAATTGTTGATGCGGCATTTGCAAATGGGTTCAATTGGACAAGAGCATATATGCAAATATATGAAGTAGAAAACCCTGATTTAGCAAGAAGGGCTGTTTATAGAGTTAAAAACAATGAAAATGTAAAGAAGTATATTCAGTTCAAAGAAGATGAATTAAAACTAAAATATAACATCAGCAAAGAAAAGATTGTTAAAGAAGTTGTTGATTTAATCTATGAATGTAAAAATGATACTGCAACAGACAGAAATAACATAATCAAGGGATTAGATATGTTAAATAAAATGATGGGGTTTTATTCTGCCGAAAAACACGAACACGATGTAAATGGGGGAATTGTAATCAATTATCTAAAACCAGAAGACAAAAACAAAAAGGATGGAGATAATACACAAGAGTGATGAATTTGAAGTTTTAATAGGTGATGATGCAGCAACCCTATTTGAATATTATAATGTATCTGAAATGCATGGACTGAATTTTAGGGATTGTGTTAAAAGAATGAAAGAGGGTGGAACTTATATTGATGGATTATGTAATTTTGTTCCTATCTATAATAACCCTTGTCATTATGATTATTCTAAATGGTTTGTATTTTTTAATCTACAAGCATTTCAAAGAAACCACAAGGATAATGGTTTAGTTCAACACGAATTTACACATGCAGGTTTTAAACAATATGCATGGGATGTTTCGCGTGAAGAAGAAATAATACAATATGGGGAAGATATGTATAATAAGTTTTACCCTGAAATTAGAAGGTATGTGAATTATAGGTATTACCAATCACAAAAAATGGTTGAATGAATATACATTTTAGTCCATCAATCAAACAAGATTTAATCTTTGAATACTTTGATGATAATATAACAACAGAAGTGTTATATGGAGGAGCAGCCGCTGGTGGAAAGTCCTATGGAAGTTGTGCTTTTATGATTATTATGTGTTTGAAATATCCACAAATTCGTATTGGACTTGCAAGAAATGAACTAACAACACTTAAAAAAACCACAATTGTATCCCTTTTTGAAGTGATGAACGATTGGGGGTTAAAAATTGAAGAACATTATAGATATAACTCGACATCGGGTGAAATTACCTTTACAAATGGTTCTAAGATAATTTTATTGGAATTAAGGTTTTTACCATCAGACCCTGATTATACAAGATTGGGGGGACAATTGCTCACAATCGGGGTCATAGACGAAGCCGGTGAGATAGAAGAAAAAGGAAAACAGATATATCAATCCCGTTTAGGTAGATGGTTAAATACGGAACTTAACCTTAAACCCTTCTTACTAATGACTTGTAATCCATCAAAGAACTTTCTTTATAGGGACTTTTATCTACCAAGTCAAGATGACACATTACCCCAACATAAAAAGTTTATCTCTGCTCTTATAACAGACAACCCGTTTATATCTGACACATATAAAGAAAATATGTATAACACCTTATCCCCACTTGATAGGGAACGACTAATAGAAGGGAATTGGAACTATGATAGTGACCCAAGTCAGTTGATTGATTATGAAACAATATTAAAGATATTTATAGACAATCATTCAAGAGGGGACACAAGTAAGTATTACATAAGTGCAGATATTGCATTTACTAGTGATAATAGTGTGATTATGGTGTGGGAAGATTTAACCCTAATAGAAATAATTGTAAATACACCAGATAAAATAGAAGATGTAATTCAACAAAAAGCAAAACAATATGGTGTATCCCCATCTAATATAAGTTATGATAGTGATGGGGTTGGTAAGTATCTTATGAATTATCTTAAAAGTGCCAGACCCATTGTTAATAATGGTAAAGCATTAAAGGGGGAAAATTATGAAAACCTTAAAACCCAATTATATTTTAAACTAGCAGATTATATCAATGGTGGAAAAGTAAAGGTTTTATCAACCATTTACAATGACAAGATAATAGAAGAATTACAACAGGTTAAACATAAACCCACCGATAGAGTGGGGAAGATTAGTATGGTATCAAAAGGGGATGTTAAAAGAACATTGGGGCGTTCCCCCGATTTTAGTGATGCTATGGCATATAGAATGATATTTGAAATCAAAACCCCACCAACTAAAGTTTATAGGTTTATCTAAAAACAAATCAGGGAGAATTATATTTAATTAAAATTATATTATTATGAAAAAAGAAATTGTATTAGGACTTATTAGACACACCCTTACATTCGTGGGTGGTATTTTAATTACAAAGGGACTATTAGATGAAACCCTTGTATCAGAAATAACAGGAGCCGTTCTTACCCTAACAGGTGGGATATGGAGTATCTTATCTAAAAGATAAATAAATAAAACAAATAAAAAGGATAAATATGTTAGAAGTTAATGTTGAAATTGACGATGAGGTAACCAGCTTCACCCTACCTACTAATTGGGATGAGGTGTCTATACAGGAGTTCGCTAAACTATTTAGTGTCCCCCGTGATAATCAACCCGTATTAGAACAGGCAATTGATGCCATATCACTATTAGGGTCGATTGATAAAGACATAATATACCAACTCCCCTATGAAGAGTTTAGTAAATTAGCACAAGCTATGGAGTTTGTTAATACGGAAATGATACCAGAAGATTTAGGTGAAGGGGTTGATATAGAAGGAGAAACCTACTTCTTTAAAAAGGATTTTAGTAAATTTACTATGGGGGAAATCATATCAATAGAAACACTTTTAGCCCAATCAAACAACAATCTATTCCTTGTGATGGATAAGTTGTTATGTGTCTTTCTAAGAAAGAAAACTAATAAGGGTAATTTGGAAAGTTTCAAGGGGGACTTTTTAGATAGAGCCCCCACATTTGCTAAACTACCAGTATCAAAGGTATTTAACATATTTAATTTTTTTTTAGATGGAGGGTTTATATTACAAAACAATACGAACCAATCTTTAGGAAACCCTCCGAAACAGAAGAGAAAACAAAAGATAGGTTTAACAAAATAAAAACAAGGTTTAAGATGGATGATAAGTATGTATGGTTGGGGTTAGTTCATATGTTAATGAAGGAACTTAACTGCACCGATGTAGAGATTTACGAAAAGAATTATGTGTCGTGTCTAAATTGGGTGTCTTACTTTTATCAAAAAAACCAAATAGAACAACAAACTAAAACAGGTGCCCTATGAGTGTAAATATTATAACATTAAATCAGCTAATAAATTTATTTAGTTCGTTTGCCCAAAACCATTTCTTCATTAAAGATTTTGGTTTCGGGCCCACTTCTGATATAGGGACATCAAGACAAATGGAGTTTCCTTATTTGTGGTTGTCACTAGACCAACAATCAACCATTAGCGTAACAAATAAAACAGCAGTCCCCCGATATGGGATTACAGTTTTGTTAATGGATAAAATAAATATCCAACAAAATTACCTTGATATAAATGGGGTTAATTCAGACAATTCACAAGAGATATTATCAGATACCCTACAATATCTTCAAGATTTGATTACAGAAATAGAAGTAAATTGGCACATCTATGGACTTAAAATAGATGGGGATACATCTTGTTTCCCCGCCGTTGATGAAACACCTGATAAGGTATGTGGATGGGTGGCTCAATTTCCACTGAAGGTAAAACATTTAAATTGTATAATACCATTGGCTTAATAACAAATTATGGAAGAACCACTAATCACAAGACAAAAATTACAGGAGTTTGGTAGGGACTATGTAAAAATATTGACAAGCGAACTACTAAAAGCAGGAAAAATTGCAACAGGTAGATTGATTAATAGTTTAAATTATAAACTAAAAGATGACGGACAAAATATTGCAATCATCTTGGAGAGTGAAGATTACCTAAAATTTGTAGATAGTGGTAGAAAGAGGGGAACATATCCCCCAATCAGACCCTTACTTCAGTGGGTTAGTGTTAAGGGACTTCCTAAATCGGCAGCATATGCAATACAAAAAAGTATTTATAAGTTTGGAATACCCCCCACTAATGTAATACCAAAGACAATAAACGCTTTTGATACAGACCCACAACTACAACAAAAGTGGGAAAAAGCAGTTGTGGAACAAATAATTAAAAAAATAGAAGAAGATAATAAAGAAAATACCGAAGATTAAATATGTCAATAACAGCACTTACAACCCCTGATACATATATGGCAGCCTATTCTGCCGTCCCAATAAAGATTTTTGATACTGATGTGTTTGTGTCAAATGATTATAAATATGTCGTAAATATATGTTATGATAAGACGAGTATTACATTACCCCCACAATCATATGCTATTTATGGAAATGTCTTCACTCAAATAACAACCTCATCCCCACACCCTTATGAACTTGGGGATTACCTATTATTAGATGACACAAATAACTTTAATCAATATACGGGATATTATATTGTCAAAAAAATAATCAACTCCACAAACTTTGTAATTGACTTGGTTCCATCTGTTCCATTTGGTTCGGGGGACTTCACCCTTCAAAAGTTTATCAAATATAAATTTAACCCCGATGTTGATGGGAATGCAAAAGCAGATTTATCAAATGTGTTAAAAGATTTTGTGTCCCACAATCTAACGGGACAAACACAACAATTTCATTTATCTTTTGATGGGCCCGATACAAGATTTTGTTATGAATTATTCTTGGGGAACGAAAGAAGATGTGTCGTTAGATTTGATGATAATATCTTTGTTGGGGGAGCATTAGGTTTCGCCTTTACAGGTATTACAAACCTAAATGATATATGTTTTTCAATCGGGGATACAATCAATATAGAACAAGATTTATATGGGTGGAATTATTTGGATAATACATTCATAGCAGGAGCAGTTGGATTTACAGGGGCAACCTCTGTTCCCTTCCCAATCGGTGCAACAATAAATGTAACGGGACAAGTTACAAACCCTTCATATAACGGATTTACAACACTTGTTTCAATCCCCAATCCGAATGAATTAGAAACTGCAAAACTATTTCTAAACTCGTCCCCTGTCGAACCTGGTGTAATTTATGGTGTCCCACAACCATCTTATAATGGGGTGTGTAATATTATCAATATGTATATTGACCCTATACTAGGTTATTTAATCATCGTAACGGACAAAACTTTTGCGGGGGCTTCCCCAATTATTCCTGGTGAAATGTCATTTGCTGATAACAGAATAACAAGAAGTTTAAATGATGTGGTTTTAACGGGACTATGTGTTTTTAACGCTCACCTTAATAAAGACGAATATACCCTAACAGAATACGACAAATATACAATTCAATTAAGGGCATTTACACTAAATAATTTTTCTACCATTTGTAATCAACAACAAGAATATAGAATTTTACCTGAAACATTATGGTGGTTATTACAACACAACGACCCTTTAGTAACTAACACAGGACAGGGATATACCTTTTACAATAACGGAAA